ATTAACTCGGTTAGGTAGGCAACATGGACGGCTTTGAAACTAAAGAACAAGCAGACGAAACAATGAAGGCCATTGATGAGCAAAAGATTTGTGGCCACGTTAGGTCTTTAGTTGAGGAGCGACGAGGCCAAGCATCTCGAATTGCCCATGAATCTATCTGGATGACCAATATTGCTGCTATCTTAGGTTTTTCTGGCCTTCAATATAACTCAACTATGCGGCAATTCATGCCTACTAATAGGGTGAGTGGTAGATCAGGCACACAGCCGATGAAGGTTAATAAGATTTTGCCGACTATTCAAAATAGACAAGCAAAACTATGTAAAAACCCTCCACGGTATGAAGTAAGACCAGAGAGTAACGACACTGAGGATAAAGAAGCAGCACGACTAGGCTTAGAAATACTTAAATGGGTATGGGATAAGCAATGCATTGATGAGAAGCGCTTAAACCTAATGATGTGGGTTCAGCAATGTGGCCACGCATACATGAAAGTATCTTGGGACCCTTCTTTAGGCAATGAAATGGTCGACCCTGAAACTCAAGAGTTAGACTATGAAGGAGATGTAAGAGTCGATGTAGTATCAGCATTTGAAGTATTCCCGGACGCACTAGCTAAAACATTAGAAGACGCTTCAGACATCATTCAAGCGTCGGTTAGAAAGCTTGATTATTTCAAGTTAAGGTATGGCGCTAAGGGTGCTAAAGTTGAGCAAGAAGACGCATGGTTATTATCTCTCCAGTATGAGGATAGAATTAAGACTATGAACCAAAAAGGGCCATCTAATAGCGGTATGGCTCAGACAATGAAGAATTGTGCTATTGAGCTAGTTAAATACGAGAGACGATCAAAAGATTACCCACAAGGTCGCATGATTGTTTGTGCTAACGGAGTGTTACTTGAAGACAAGCCGTTACCAGTAGGCGATATTCCTTTCGCTAAGTTTGACGATATTACAATAGGTGGTAAGTATTACGCCGAAGCTATTGTCACTCATTTACGACCGATACAAGACCAGTATGACCAAGTAATCAGAATGAGAGCGGATTGGACCCGTAAGCTTCTTACTGGAAAAATGATTGCAGCGAGAGGCTCAGGACTTGCTCAAGAATCGCTCAATGATCAATCGGGTGAGGTTGTTTATTACGATGTAGTACCAAATGCACCAAACGGAGGCGCACCACTACCTCTACCGATGCCAACCATTCCTCAGTATGCATACAACGAAGAGGAAAGATTAGACTCGATGATTAATTATATCTCGGGTATTTCTGAGGTATCTCGTGGAACTATACCAAGTGCAGGCATTCCGGCATTAGGGATGCAAATTCTAGTTGAGCAAGATGATTCTAGAATTGGTGTGATGGTTGAGCAGCATGAGAAAGCTTATGCCCGCATTGGTAGCTTAATTTTAAAGTTTGTAGAGAAGTACTACACAATGCCTCGTAAGATGAAGATTACAGGCAAGAATAATTCTTACATGGTCAAGACTGTTACAGGTGAACAACTAAACGGAAATACAGATGTAATTGTGATTCGTGGCTCTACTTTGCCGGGCTCTAAAGTACTACGACGCCAAGAGTTGTTAAATGCTTATCAACAAGGATTACTTGGTGAACCAAATGACCCAAGAGTAAGAGAACAATTACTTTCACATTTAGAGTTTGGCGACATTGGCGCAATGTGGAAGGATCAATCTCTTGATGAATTCCAATTTATGTTAGGTATTAAACTAATTGAAGCAGGTGAACTACCTCCAGTGCATAAACTAGATAACCATGAGTTTTGGATAAAAGAACTAAATCGCTACCGAAAAGAGAAGACAGGTGATCTAGACACTCTTACAGCTGCTTTAATTGAAACAACAATCAATGCGCATATCAGCTACATAATGGACTTATCTAATTCATTAGCAGATGGGCCGCTACCGCCTGCCCCTCCATTGCCTCCTAAGCCACAAATTCCACCAGAATTACTAGCAAAAGCAGCGCAACTAAACGCATAAAAGGAATATAAAATATGAACGATAAGAAAAAAGAAATGTTGCTTGCACTACTAGCTAAACGACAAGGGCCAAGTGTTGAAGTTGAGATTAATGAAGACGAAAAGTCCGAAGAAGAAAGAGAAGCTAATTCAGATCTAGCGCCTGAGGGTGTTGAAATGAGTACCGAATCTGAAGACATGACCGAAGAAATGCCGGTGGCAGATGGAGAAGAAATATCTCCTGAGATGATGGCAGAAATGGAAGCTGCTATGTTTGGCGCAATGAAGCCCGAGCAATTAGGTAAATCTCCTAAAGGATTACGAGAGAGAGCATTATTTGAAATGATGCAAAAACAAAAAGGATAAACCACATTTCTATGAACATTGACGAAACATCTACTGACACGCAAAATATAGAAGTAACTGAAAGTTTAGACACTGAACCTAATGTAGTTCCTGAAGCCAGGAATATTGCTGAAGCAACCCAGAGAGCTAGCAATGAAATGCAAGCAATTTTGGACTTAAGCAATGCGCAAAAGGTAAAGTTCGACGGAAAAGAATACTCCATTGCTGACTTGAAAGAGTGGCAAAAAAATGGACTTCGACAATCCGATTATACAAAGAAGACGCAGGAGCTAGCAGAGGCACGCAAGAAACTCGATACTGAATATGAGCCTTACAAAAAGTATTCAGGAGAGAATTTGTTGGCTGATTTAGCGGCGATTAAAAGTAATCCTAGTTTGATACCAAAGTTTAAAGAGATATACGGCGAGAAGTATGCGCCTGCACTTGATTTACTTGGGTTAACAAATCAGGAAAAGCAGGAGATGAGACAAGAAATTAAAACTTCTAGTCTAGATCCTGAAACTCAATCCAAGATTGATGAGTTTTTAAGCTTGGGACAAACTTTAAAAGACCGAGAATCAAAAGCCATGGAGGCAGAGTTAGATTCAAGGTTTTCAGAGTTTGCGAAAAAGTTTCCTCACGTTGATGAAGAATTGGCGACAGTGAAACTTGAGGCTTTGGCTCGCGAAAAAGGAACTATCGAGCCGGATGACTTCGAAAGAGTGTATAAGGCTTTGAATGATAAAATTGAGAAATCTTTTACAGCTCGCTACAAGAATTTAGTTTCTACGCAAAAGAACAGAAACGCTCAAGGTGCTGACGTGCCTAGTGGTGGTGGGATTCCGGGCCAAGCCCCGAAACAACCTAGAACTATTAAAGAGGCTCAAAGTTTAGCACTTCAAGCATTAAACCAAGAATAATTTAACAAAGAAGAGGCATTCAAATGGCAAATACTTTTGCAAATCTAACCAATGCACTCGGTATCCTCAAGAATTACTATGCGGGACCGATTGTAACCCAGTTCAATGATGAGATTCCGTTATACAAACATATTGAAAACGGAAAAGAGAAATACAATGGTTTACAAGTTAACCGACCATTAAAAGTAAGACGTAACCCAGGTATTGGTGCTACCTCTGACGGTGGTAACTTACCTACTATTGGTAAGCAAACTACTGCTCAAGCAGTTATTGTAGCTAAATTTAACTACCTTCGTTTCGGCGTTACTGGACCGATGCTAAAAGCATCCCAAGGTGATAAAGGTTCTTTCGTTAATATCATGTCTTTCGAAATGGAAGAAGGATTGATTGACCTTAAAAATGACGTAAACAGACAATTATTTTGGAACGGTAACGGTTGTTTAGCGACTGTTTCTGCAAACGCAATTGCTTCTAACGTTATTACAGTAACAGGTCGTGAATCTACTGAAGCAGGAAACAAGTTTCTTGATATCGGTATGGTAATCGATGTTGTTAACTCTGCTGGAACTGTAGTGGCTTCAGCTGTTGAAATTACAGCATTGTCTGGCTCTACAACTGCAACATTGACTCTTTCCGCTGCTGTTACAGTATCGGCGACAGATATTGTTGTCCGTTCAGGTGCTTACAACATGGAAATTCAAGGTTTGTTAACCTCACAAGATGGATTAACAACTTCAATTTACAGCATTGATCGTTCTACTTACCCTGTATATCAAGGCAACCTTTTGAATGCTTCTGGCAATCAATTGAACCTAGATTTCTTACAACAAATGTATAACGAAGCTTCACGACGCGGCGGCATGAAAATGGACGCTGTTTTCTCTGACTATGACAGTGA